CTTGATTGTGCCGTTTAGTGAAGAAAACCCCCGGTTTCCCGGGGGGTTTCATCACTACGTTACCACGTTTGGATCAATTACGCAAAGTTTAGACCTGTTACGTTAATCTTACCATAGTAGTCAGCACTGTTGCCAAGAGATGTTTCCTGACGTGTGAACACTGCCTTACCATAGCGAGTCATCAAGCTGACAACTGGCTGGAATGTGACAGGGTTAACAACAACGCCTGAGCTCATCAATGGAACGTATGGGCAGTAGAAGTAACCGGTATCGGTTTCACCGTTTCCACCCTTATAACCAACAAGGATTGTATCAGCAACACCATTAGGGGAACCGCCACCAACGCCCATGTCGACGCCAGCACCAGCCTGATTCCAGAGGTAGCTGTAAACCTTGATTGTGCCGTTTAGTGTACCAACCAACATTGTGTTGTTAGGACCCTTGAATGAACCCTCAATAGCTGGTGCAAAGACGGACTTGGCAGCAGACTGAAGAACGGAAACAACCAATGGGGAAACAACGACGAAGTTACCTGCACCACGACGTGTCTTACGTGCGATTTCATTCGCTACTCGGTTGATGATAACACCAAGGTTGGCAAGACGATCACCAACGAATGCTGGCTGATAACCATCAGCAACACGGTAACCATCACCATTGAAGGTGTCAACTGTACCAGCAAGAGCAAGAAGGTCGGTCAAGATTTCCTGATCGATTTCCTGAACGATTTCAGCGGATAGAGCCTGGGTCATTTCTGACTCTAGGTCAAGACCATGCTGAGCGTTAAGGTCCTGCATTGCCTCGATTGTCCAACCGGCCTGCAACTTACGTGAACCAGCTTCAACAGCCTGGCTAACGATGTCTAGGGTCATCTTGCGGCCACCGGAACCCTCTAGGTAGCTGCCTGAACCACCGTAAAGTGAACCAGGATGGCTTAGGCCGATAGCGTCTGGACCATATGGACCATACTCGGATGTGTCACCAGCTGGGAGGCTTGATGGCCATGCACGTGTACGACCGTCACCAGAGATTGCTACTGCACCTGGGGTAACTAGGTCAGCCTGGTCATCAAGACCACCAGCACCAGCTGGCTGCTCAACGCCTGTGCTACCTGAATACCAACCACGGAGACCAGCTGGGGTGTTGCCCCAAACCTCATCACCAGCGTTGATTGGAGAGGTTAGACCGAATGGGTTAGCCTCACCAGCAGCGCGAGCAACTGTCTCTGCATAGCGATAACGTAGTGTGTAAACCAGACCAACTGGACCGGACATTGGCTGTACACCAACGAGCTCGGTAGCAATTGTGCCTGGAATGATACGACGGATCATGGGGATCAGAATCTTTCTGAAACCTGCGATGTCGTGTGCTTGTGTTGAACCTACGGATGCGTTCTCAGCGAGAAGGTAATTCTTCTGGTTCTCTAGAATTGGGCCGACAACAGCCTGCTTCTGAGCAGATAGACCTTCAAGGAGGGCAGCCTTGGTTTCACTCCAATTTTGAAAAAGTTCTTCCATGGTTTTCTCCTAAATTAATAGTTGTAAAGTTACTTGATTCCTGCGAGGCGACGTAGATAGTCAAGCTTTGCCTGGCTCTCTGGTGTCTCCTTAGCGCTCTCATTTAGTGCTTCTTCAGTGTCACCTGTTACGGCTACTGTATTAGCAACTGTTTCCTGCTTCTTACCCTCAGCAAGTACTTTACCTTCCTTCTCTGAGCCGGCATCGTCGGCAGTTGTCTCACGGATTACACGACCAATAAAGGTCTTGTATGCTTCATCAAGATGCTCTGTGTCAACATTCTTGAGAATTGCTTCCATAACGTCACGGGAACGACCTGATAGAGGCGAAAGAACCTCACCAAGCTTCTGCTCACGTACCATCTTGGAACGAACACGCTCTGATTCCTCAAGAGCCTCTTCTGTATCACGAAGGCGTGTCTCGAGCTCTGCAATAGAGTTCTTGATGCCGCTATCGTCAACATAGTTCTTAATAAATTCCTGCTCAAAGGCTTCGAATACACGACGGCCAAATTCCTTCTTACGAACCTCTTCTAGGTCCTCACGAAGTTCCTCAACCTCTGCTGCTAGACGAATCTCGAGGAACGTGTCAAGCTTCTCAACTAGATCCTTAAGATCCTTCTTGAGTTCTACTGACATTTCCTGCTTTGCTTCTACTAGCTTCTCTGCGTACTCGGCTTCGAGATCACGGAAACGCTCGATATCTTCCTTTAACTCTTCAATTTCATGATCAAGGAAGTCACCGACCTTTGTATCAATGGCTTCAATTAGATTATCTCTTTCCTGAATCCACTGCTCTGTAAGTTGGGCACGAACGTCAGCTGCTGCATCTTCTTTGGCAGCTGTAATTGCCTCGTCCAACTGTGCCTTGAAAGCATCTTCGAGTTCCTTCTTTGTTTCTACTGAAAGAACCTCTGCTTCCAGAAGTTTCTGCAACAGCTTTTCCATAGTTTTCTCCTAACCGTTTAATGTTACTGTAAAAAAT